ATTTTTTGAAATTTAACAGTAGAACCCGTTACGCCATTAACCTGACGGACAGTGTTACGGAGTTTAGACCCCATACGCTGATACGCCAAATGAACATCAGATTCAAACTGCGTGATGAAGGCTTGATCAATAGTATTAGCCATTTTCATTCTCCAGTTGTGAAGTTTCAGTTACAATGTCAGGAATGGTTGTCCGTGCGATGCCTCATCTAGTTATCCGTTTCCGGGCTATCCGCAGCGTATCGGGCCTCTAACAAGAGAATAATGCCTTAACTGATATATTTTAGCAACACAAAAAGAACACCGCCCCCCAATGGAAAAGAGGGCGGTGTTCAGGAGGGGTCTCGTTTATTACTTATTTGTAAAGCTTGGCAAAGCCTTCGTCAACTTGTTTGACAAAAGCTGGATCGCGCCGAGTATTATCCCAGTAGCGCGGGTCTTTCATCATAGACTCCAACTCATTCTTGTCCAATACTGTCGGAGCGGTAACTTCGCCGCTAACAGATGTGTCAGACAACGCACCCATAAAATGCTCAAGGAGTTCGATACCCTTGGCAGTTTCGCCAAGACGCATAATCTCATCACCAAGTTCGGTGGGAACATTTTTCTGCGACCACAATGCAACGGCTTCGATGCGAGCCTCGGCGTTGTCACCTAACTTGGCTGACTCAGCCTCAAGGTCTGGTTGGTCGGGCATCATGCGAGCCAAACCCTCTTCAAACTCATCTTGCGAGAAACCATTTTCCCAAGCAAAGTTTGCCCACCAATCTACATTGGGATCATCTGCTAGTTCATCCGCCCCCTCTGGGAGAGTGTAATCACCAGAAGATTCTGGGCGATTAGCAAAAGCTTCTTGCTCAATCTCACCCATAATAGACTCGCGCAACTCATCTTGCCCCTTGCCTAGCTTGCTTTCTAGGGAGGTGTAAGAAGTTACCAAGTCTTCTGGCGACTTAAATTTTTCGGGAAGCCACTCAGGGCGGCTATCTGCTACCTCAGTCGTTACGGCTTCAGGTGCTTCAGCTTGTGCTTCCACATTATCTGTTGCTTCACTCATTTGCTTTCTACCTTTTCTGCGTGTTTAATGCGCCGCTCAATCAGCGCAACTATAAAACGTTGCCCCTCCAAATGACGGAGTTCGGCATCGCTAATGCCTCCACCAGCTACCGCATCCAATGTAATAGAGCGGAGATAGCGAAGAACCTCTTTGCCCGCCGGAGTTCCCAGCAAGGCTTTAATATCCATAGAAATCTTTTCGTCCTCTTTTTGTGGTCGAGGAAAACCATCTACTCCAATATGTGACATTTATACCACACCACCGCCTTGTTGCTGCGCTTGCATCTGCGCCATAAGTTGTTGCATCTGTTGAATCTGTTCACGCTCGGCTTCGTCTCTAATTAAATTATCAGGAACGCCAAACTTCTTGGCTAAGTAAACCGCAGTTTCTTCTGAGTCGATAAGCAAGTTGACCATATCCGGCCCGAAATTAGCACCGACAACCTCAAGGAATCTCGCAACAGTTGTGATGTCCTGATTAGATTGGGCTTGCGCCAAAGGAGATACACTCCGGATTTTTACTTCGCGACCGTTAACTGTTGGGAGATCAATGCGACCCTGCTTACGCAGGATATAAACTACACGCTGCAAAATAGGCTGAACCATCTCTGCTTGCAAGCGACCAAAAGCAGAACCAATACGGCGGCTCAAGTCAGCCATGCGTTCTGCAATCTCAGTAGCGGTAGCGGGTGTTCGGTTTGGATCACCGAGCATATCATTATATAAAGCGCGCTTAATATTCAAGCGCATGTCGTTAAGAACAAGATTGGCAACATCAAAACTTCCGGCGGCAGCAATCGGCTGCAAACCGCCTGAACCTGGTGCTTTAGGGATAACAGTTCCCGGAACAAGATTGATCGTGTCAACATTGATAATCCCATCATCATCCATCTGGTAAATACCAGAGATTGCCATTTGTGCATTTTCTAATACAAGTTGAATCGTAAGGTTGGTTGTCTTAATTGCAGACAGCGCATTTACCAATGGGCCGCGACCATATATTTCGCCAGCGGCTTTAGACCAACGGAAACAAACAAATGGATTGCTCCCTACGCCCTCAAAGATTTCTTCATAAATTAATTCGCCATGAGTCTTATCAATAGCATAGTAACCGTAACGCTCTCGATTGGGTTTATCATAGAGGCGACATACAACCTCAAGAACCTTGCACTTTTCATCACCCTTGCGATTAATCATATCTTGCATCTTGGGGGAAAGCTTTGCCTTCGGATAAACGATTTTAATATCAGAGTGACGCACTTCACGCTCACGATACACATGGTCAATACGATCATCGGGGCCATTCTCAAGGACAACCTTAGGAAGAGGGATGGCACTAAAGCGAATTGGGTTTACCGCATCACCTTCTTCAACCAGCAAGCAGCCAGTGCCAACGGCTAAGTCCATAAATGATTCATGCACCTCTTGAGCAAAGTTACTATTTGCAAGAACCTCAAAGATATACTCGGTAACTTCATCAAGACTATTGTTTACTTCGTCTTCTTCTTCTGCCGGAACTTCTGAGCCAGCAACTAGATCAGACCAGCGCGCAAAGTTTGGAACAAGACCAGACTGCAAACGAGATGCAAACTCTTGAACACCAACCACTGCGGTCTCGTCAAAGATGCGATCATCGCGACGTTGACCCGGAGCATTAAAGTAAAAACCCTCGCGTTGCGGCAGGGCATAGTCATAACACTCTTGAAACAAATCCTCGAAAGGTGTGCGTTGAGTCCGCGCAGTTTCGTATTTTTTAATATAATGTTTTGCAGTCTCGTGCATTTACTTAACCCTTAAGATAGCCGCCAAAGAAACTTTCATTCTTCTTATCGTCGGCAAGCAAACTATAAGATCTACTGCCCATTCCGCGTCTGCGAGTTAAAGAAGCGGCAGTTTGTTTAACTTTTCTGCGTCTGCGTCTGCGAATTTGTTCTAATACAGGCTGAACCTCTACATCGGCTTTTAGCTTTTGTGTAACTTTTTCTATCTCTTTTGGACGTTCAACTTCTGTAATTTGTTTTTTAATTACATCCCTGTGCTGAGACTTCCCGCCCTGAATGGATGCAGCTTTTACATCACCCTCAACATAGGTATCAATTAATTCTTTGCGAATAGCAGCAATAGTTCTGGGGTCTGAGCCAGCAGCTTTAGCTTCTTTTAGGACGGGTTGATCGGCAACAAACTTAGTTATTTCAGAGGTTCTAGCTTTATAAGCAGTTTCAAAAGCTTTTGTTTCAGCAGCTTTTTGAATTTCAGCAGAGCGTTTGTATGCTGGTTGGCTGACTGGCAGAATTGTTCGAGCAGTAGCAGCAGCAATGTCTGCGTCAACGCCCTTGTTTAGGTTGAGGCTTTGGATGAGACTTTGTTGTTTAGCCTTACGCTGATCAGCAAGTTGCTTACGGCGTCTTTCTATTACATGACCGGGTAATCCCATTACTTCATCCTATTCCAAAAACTTTGCTTTGCTTGCTTGGGTTTCCGTGTAAATATATCAAAGTCCCGCTTCATAGTAAATGGTTTAGCATTTTTGTTATTTCCAAGAACTTCACGGCCTTCTCCACCGCCAAGCATTAAATATTGTAGGGCATCGTGTATGTGAGAGAACCTGTTTTTGTCTGGCTTGTCATCGTAACGCTCGCCAGATACTTGCATGCGCCTATACCCATAGCCTCCATCAAAGCCCTTGATTAATTCTTTGCATCGAGGGTCTATCAGAATACCTGACTTGCCTTCAACCAAACGGTTAAGTGTGCCAGCCACAGCTTCGATACGCAAGGAAACATCATTAGATTGTGCAGGACGCGCAGTAAGCCCAGCACCTCGAAGCACTTGAAATGGGGTGCTTTCATCGGTTTGCGCGCGGAAATCGCCAGCCGGATCTCCAATGATATTTACTTCACACCCACTATAGCGGGTAGCAATTTCTTGTCGAAGCAACTCTGCAAATCGCACAATTCCCATATCGAAAGCAACAATCTCTTGAAGTATTAACCAACGACCACGAACACGCTGACCAAACACAGCAGCAGGAGTAAGGCCAAAGTCAAGACCAACAAAGACCGGAACTCCAGCGGCAACAGGTATTTCTTCTTTAGCAATGTGTAGGTCTGGCGCAAACATTTGATATACCGGCTTTCCATCATTTATCTGTCCTAGCTTATTCATTACATAAACATCAATCCAGCTTTTAGTCTTACCCCTGATAAGATTAGGGTAATAACTTTTCATCATGTTCTTTTGGTTCTCTGCCTGTTTATTAGGCACATAGTCTTGGATAGAACCCTCTTTATCTTTTTCCTCTACCATTCCCGCAGGCTGCGTGTAGAAACTCCAGTTGTCTGGCTTTACCATCATACGCGCTTCATCAGCAGAAATATGGTCGGGGATAGGAACTTCGCCGGACATAATAGGCCACCAGTGGTCTTCTTCTGGCGCGTTAGTATCAGCAATTACGCCAGTCCAAGTCGGGCCGCCCTCTCGCATAGAGGGGAAACGACCAACACGCATAGTGCAAGCATCAATAATTGACTTCGGCAATTCCCTCGCCTCGTTAATCCAAATGCCAGTCAACTCCAATGACAGAAGTTTCTTTACATCCTCTGGTCTATCAAGAGCAAGAAAGATAACCTCAAGGTCTAAATCGCCTTGCTTGATATGATGTGTGTAGGGGACTGACCACTGGAACTTGCCCCATTGGTCTTCGGGAAACCAGTCAAGCCAAGTCTTAATAGTGGTGGTTCTCAGCTGCGGGTTGGTGTTACGAATGATAGCCCAGCGTGAGCGGCGTATCCCATCATCGTTTTTTTGTTGCGCTAAAGCACGGCGGAAAACCTCAACACAGCAACCAACAGATTTGCCAGAGCCTACCGGGCCGCGAATACCACGGAAGAAGGTATCGTCCTTCATAAACTCCTTTAGGACATCGCCATCTGGCTTATACTTAAAGTTTGTCAATTTTATGATCCACGCCGACTTTGATTAGACGCTCAACCACATCGGGAGCAATAATCGAGATAAGCTTATCAGCTTCATAGTCAGTGCAGAACTCTTTGGGGTGGTGCTTGAGGTGAACCTTCTTAACTATGTTGCGTAAGACTCGACGCTCTTGCTCACTTATTGTGTGTAGAAAACTCATCTGTTACCTTCCTTACCTCCTGCATGGCTTCGGAAAAAGACATCTTGCGCGAACTATTGTTCTGCATCTTGATTGCCTTCTTTCGCAGCTTGCGGATTTCTTGCTTAGACACGACGATGCTTCCGCGTTTTTTCAGCAATACTTTTGGGCTGCTTTGAAAACTGTTTGCCAGCACGGCGAGCCGCACGTTTCTTTGCTGTAGTGCGAGCATACTCTTCGTCGCTCAAGCTTTTGATTGCCTTCTCTGGCAAGTAACGTTCACCAGTAGCCTCAGAACCTTGAGTGCTGGGCTTGCCTGATTTAGTCCGCCACTTTTGTTTTGTCCAAGCGCGAAGAGATTTTTGCGGGGCTTTCATTAGCTAGTATAGCCTCCGCCCCGAGCCTTGTATTCACGCGCAAGCATCTGAGCCTTGCGTGCAGACCATTGCCCCGGAGACCCACCTTTGCCACCGCGTTTAATTTTCTCAAAGAGATTTTTACGCATCCGTGGCTTGGTGTAATTGCCAGCTTCATTAACCGCCATTCTCTTCTTCCTTCAACTTACGCAAGGAGGTAGGGGTGTTTTTTGTTTTTACTTTTTGAACTCGTTTCTCTGGCACATGGGCTACTGCCTTTACGCCGCGATCAGCAAGTTCTTCTTCTGTAAAAAGGCGAACACTTTCAGCAGTAAAAGTCTTGCCTGAGTGGGGGCGACCATCAGGAAGAACAAAATAATCCTTACCGATGTATTCCGAACCATCAATCTTATAAAGCTTGCTCATTTACCATATCCTTTCAACATTGATTTCTTTTTCCCTTTCTTTTTGGCGGCAGCTTTCTTAGCTGCTTTGATGCCAGCAGGGGTGTATGGGTATTTCTTTCCGGCTACGTTAGGCATTACTTACTCCCAAACTTAGGATTATTAGTAAACATAGTTGGTTTGTTTTTTGCCTCTTCACGGCGTTTTTTAAGAATGCGCCAAGCACTGCCAGCAGTCATAGAAAGCCTATCTTTTATCTCTTTCTCAGTTGCAGATACACCAGCATTCTTCAAAAGAGTTTTTGCGGCAGTTAACTCTTGATTGCGAAACGTTGAGTTATGCTCTTTTTTATTAAGCCTGTCAGAAACTTTACGCTCTGCTTGCTTAATCGCCTGAGGAATAAGACTTGTAAACTTAGCCTTTTGATTGTCAGCCATTTAAATCACCATTTAACCTTATTAGCCCAGTATGCCGCAGACATCTTGCCTTTGGCAATGTTTTTTCTATGACGCGCCTTGAAGCTTGCGCGCTTTTTTTTCATACGCTCTGACTCACCGGCCTTGGGCTTGCCAGCAGTAGAGGCACCCTGCTCACCAAAACGAATGGTCTTAACCTTATCGCCTTCTTTGGCGACAACTACATGAGACTTCTTGGGGTGGTTGGGAGTTCTCTGAGGTTTATTAAAACCCTTCACTCCTGCACGAACTAATCGAGGATCACGCGACATTCATCTCTTCCTTGTAACGTGTGTGGTATTTGTTTCCGCGCCACTCAAAGTCTTCTCGACCCAATGCTCGGTTTCTAGCAAAGGCTTGATTGAAGTTAAGCTCATCTGCTTTGGGCGGAGTCATTGCATTAAAAGATTGTGTTACAGCATCCTTAACTTGCGTAAGACGCTCATCACTTAAAAACGCAGCTGGAAGCCGAGGGCTGGGAACTGACATATCAATATCAACATCAAGAATGTCACCAAAGGTTCTGTCAATGCGAGGCAGCTTCAAGTCAAGGTTAAAGCCATCATCATACTTACTGGCCAGTTCAATTCCATCGGGAACAAACTTACCAACCATATCTCCCACCCAATCGGGCAACGCCTCCATATTCGGAAAGTTTACCTCCGCCAAATCAACCTCAGTAGGTTTAGTAGAAAAGGAGTCAGCATATCTATCAACAGCTTCGCGCGCAGTCGCAATAAACTCTAACGGCAACGCATCCTTTGCAAGATTGCCATAGGTCATCAAGACATCAGAAGCAGTATTATATGCTGCTGTCACCATCTTGCCTAAGTATTCAGTATCAAACTGATTGCCACCCCTTGGAGGAATGGTTCCTGATAAAGAAAATTTATAGGTTTGAGGAATGTCTTGAGCAAGATGCACTACCTTTGAGTAAGCGTCTCTCTCTTTGCGAACCTTTGGAGACTTCGAGCGATCGAAGTCAAACGGGTCGTTTGGAATAATAAAGCCACCATCAGGGGAGTCTTCAAAAACAAAGCCTCCAACAGAACTAAACATTTCAAAGACAGGGTCAGTTGCCGACTCAACATAAAGATCAAACAAATCTCTTGCAGACCTTTTACCGCTATAAAATTTTTCAGGACGTTCCCCGGAGGCCATAGCCGGATAGTCTTTATACTCAACATAGCTGCGGCCAGCTTTGCGAGCATTAGCAACAGCCCCGCGCAAAACATCTTTAGCGTTCTCATCCAGCAAAGAAAGGTTCATGTCGGTCTGGCTGGCAACCTCAACGCCCAACGCATTGGTGATCTTATTACCCAGCATAAACCTAGCAAAGGCAACAGCGTTAGCTGGGAGTATCTTGAAAGCCATAACGAACCTTTTGACCTAAAAAAAATTTATGGATTTAATTATAGGTTTTTTACCAACGAAAGAGAAGAGGGAATGTTGTGGAGCCTTGAGAGGAAATAATGTTTGTATAGGACATAATATATATAACTACGTCCGGTTTTTCCCCCTCCCCCCTACCAACAGAGTCAACCCAGCGTTATTTACGACACGATTATCCGAGGTCAATCTCTACCTTGATGTCTCCTGCGTGCAAGTGCATGTGCTTCTCTGGTGCTTTGAGTCCTGCCCTGTCCATGATGTCTTTGCTTGCTTCCAACTGGACGTATTCAGACTTTGCGTTGACTGCTAAGCGTGCGACCTGATGGGCGGCTAGGGTTGCTTTAACGCCCAACTCCTGCCTCATTCTTTCATGCATGTATGATTGCACATGTGGAAGGGCTAAGGTCTTGGAAGCGCTGACCCTTCCGGTCTCACCCTCTGCGTAGCCGGCGACCGCTGCCGCGTCTTTTATGGTGCCGCCATTCGTTACGAGGTGTTCGACTAACGCCGTTTGTTTCTCTGTCAAACCGGTGACAGGGTCTTTGACTGCATTACCCATTTCTTTTATTTCCCTTCTCCCCTTCTGCTAGATTGTCGCTAGCACATAATCCTATATCCGGCACGAAGCGCGCCGCATAAGCGGAGTTTAAGAGGGTTTGTCAAGAGAAAGCAAGAGGGAATGAGAGGAGGAAGGCAAGAAAGCAATAATCTTTCAATGAAACGAAACAATGTTGCGCAAACAGGGTAAACAAAACAATAAGATTACACACTTTATTATTGACGCTGATACAGTTATCCCCTATATTATACACATGGTTGAGACTGTAGGAGGTAACGCAATCATGACACAACTGGCCTTTAATTTCATTCCACAGAGCGACACTTGGGAAAAGCCCGATTATATCGCAATCACTCAAACAGAAATACAGGGACGCGCCGCCGCACAAATGGGCTGCTGTGGTGTCTTTGCCGTGGCGAATGGTTTCGGCTTTGACATCAACAACGCCTTTGAATGGTTTAAAAAACATAGAAAGGCAAGCAATAATTACAGAGGCCAGACGAGCATATCAGACCGCCGCCGCTTTTGTCAGGCTCACAATATCGACTTTAAGGAAATCAAACTCACCCGCCGCCAACGCTTAAAAACAGTCTTGCAGCATTTAGATGAGAGCAAAAACTACATCATCACCATAACGAGGCATGTGCTGATATATCGAGACGGTCGCATTATCGACCAAGGCGGCAGCCACGATGTAAAGCATGACCTTATCAGGTCAGGCGATGCGAACCGCATAGTTAAATCAGTATGGGAAATATAGGAGTAAAATCATGTCACAATCAGTCATCAAATCAATCAGCCGCTTGCAAAATAGCAAGGTTGGAAACCCACGTTTTCACATTGAGATGGAAGACGGAACAAAAGCCGCCACGCTTTCAAATGCTGGCTGGGCTTATGAAATCGTGCCGCACGCATGGGAGGGGAAGCGGTGCAAGTATAAAATCAAAGAATATAAATCAGGCTATCGCGTATTTGATAGCGTAGAAATCTAAAGGAGTAGAAACAGATGAAACTTTCACGCCAACATTTTGAATTTATTGCAGACGACATCGCGCCTCTGCTAGAGAAACCAACCAGCATTGAGGTCATAGCCGACAAGCTGGAAGAAACAAACCCAAACTTTAACCGCGAGACATTCACGCAACGCGCCTTGAAGAATTGGGAAGCGGAAAACATTCCTGCCGAACATATTGCAACGCTTGATGGATTGATTGAGCAAATCAAAGACACGCCACGGCAAGGCTTGGTTGCGTCAATCATGCAAAAGAAAGCCGAGGCCGCACAATGAAACTAGGACGCGACATGATACGGGACGAACTGCACCGCCAAAGCCTCAACCGATGGCAATGGCGCAAGCGAAAATGGCAACGGTTACTGAACACCATTCTTTTTTGGAGGATAAAATGAATTGGAGACGCACAATCGGGGTCTATATCGAAGCCCTAGAGGCAGGCAACAAGCAGCAAGCGGACGCTGCGGCCTGTGAATTGATGGTCATTGCAGACCATTTGAACAAGCTGGAGGTCAAGTATCCTGACATGATAGATGAGACACCCAGCAAAGTAATTTACCCAAACGAGTGGAGATAAAACAATGGACGCGGAAGACATTTACGAATTTATGCAAGAGGACGGACACACAACGCCGGAGCCACGGAGATTTTTAATTTTGGCCGATGTGGAATGTGCGTGGGAATATGAGATTTATGCCGACAGTCAAGAGGAAGCATTAGAAATATGGAGGTCTGGCAACCATGAGCATCATGTTACAAACGAAATGATGGGAAGTGTGAAGGCTACCCAGATTGAAGATGATGAATATAACGTAACCAAGTTATCTTAACATGAAAAAAAGAAAGATAGACAAGCAAGGGCAGCCGGCAAAGTGTGACGTTTGTGGAGATATTCGACACGAATTTGTTATGTTGCTAGTCAATCCCGACCCCGTAGAACACGAAACATGGTGCGACCCCTGTTACACCAAAGCACAAACGGAGAAGCAAAGTGACCAGCAAAAGTAAAGCAAAAGGAACGTATCACGAAAACTGGTTCGTGAAACTGTTCAAGGAGTGGGGCTTGCCAGTCAAACGCCAGCCTCTATCCGGCGCGCTTGGAGGAGAATATTCGGGTGACTTGGTTATCAACTTGAACGGCCGGGACTACATTGCCGAGGTCAAATACCGCAAAGAGAAAGGCTTTCCCTCGCCGTTCTCGGTCTTAAAAAATCGAGACGTTGCCCTGTTCAAGCTGGGCAAAGGGGAAGAAGGCTCACCAAAATGGGTGCTGATTGTGCCTGATAGAATTGTAGAAGAACTAATGGAGAAAGAAAATGAACATGACAATAACGATTGAAGCAGAAAAGCAAGAGACCTACTCGGTCAAGAGTTTAATCCGAGCGATATGCGAAACCTTTGGTATCGAGCAAAACTTATTGCTAGGCAAGCGGCGGGTGGGCTTTGTAATGGCCGGTCGCCATGCCTTGTATTATCTGGGCTATCGCAACACAGCACACACAACCACAACGCTAGGGAATTATTTGGATCGTGACCATACAACTATCCTGCACGGGTTAAAGAAATGCGAATCTCTTATGGAGCAAAACAGTAACTATGCTTTCAAGATAGAGCAAACGCATTTGCTTGCGTTGCAATATGAAATCCAACGGCGCGATGGTTTGGACAAACTAAAAGCCGAGGTTCAAGAGATGGTTGAACGCTTTCAAATGGAGAAGTTAAATGAACTTTGAGCAAAGAGAAGCACTGATTCACGAACACTTTGTTCGCAAGATGACAACGATGTATCTGCCACCAAACAATGTAAAGCAGAGTGACGCATCAAAAAAACTTTACGGAGAGGAAATCAGAAAGGCAATCAACTCTCGGTTAAGCAGCGACATACCCAATGCAGATGTGTTCAACGATTTGCTTGGCAGAGTGTGGGACAAATGCGTATCAGCACACGACTTTCGCATTTGGTTTACACCACACTTGGTCGGCAAACATGCAGCTAAAGTAAATGCCGAGTGGCAACAGCGCAATACAAAAGCAAACAGGTTGTTTGAAACAACAAGCTCACACCAAGACGAGCAGCCTCGCGCAGGCAAGACCGACCCCGCTGGACAGGGCTGGACAATCGAGAAGTGTGATGCAGCGATTGAACGCACCAAGAAAGAACTAGGCAACAGCCACATGGCAAAGGTGCTGTGCCGCATACCAGAAAAAGCAAAAGAACGGCTATTAAATGCTGGACAAACTGATACGAACTGACCTAATTTGTATTGAAAGGAAGGTAAATGAGTAGAGATAACGAAATCAGAAAAGCATCTATCGGCGGCAGTTGTGCCTTGCGAATCATGGACGGTGATTGGCACGACCTTTGGCTGGAGAAGATGGGCTACAAAAAAGGCGTTGACTTGTCCGATGTCTTGCCTGTTCAGCTTGGCGTTTGGACTGAGGAGTTTAACATCAAGTGGTTCTCAAAGCACATGCAAGTTGAGTGCTTCAAAGACCCCAACGCAGCCACGCATGAACAACGCTATCACTACAAGTGGGACGGCATTCCCTGCCGAGCAACGCTTGACGCTGAGTTTATGATGCGCGGTGAGCGATATGGTTTGGAGTGCAAGCACACGAATGACAGAGCCACCATCAATAGCCAGCTTGAAAGATACATGCCACAGCTACAGCTTTACCTAGAAATCTCTGGGGTGAAGGCAATGTATTTCGCAAACATCTTTGGCAATGGTCGCTATGAATATGTGAAGGTTGCAAAGAATGAGGAATACATTCAGACAATGCTCGAACATCTCAAAGAGTTTTGGGGTTATGTTGAGCGTAAAGAAGAGCCGCCACTATCAATGCCGCACTTCTCTGCTGGCATAGACAGGATTGCAATCAACGATATGGTGGCGCGTGACGCAAGCAGCGACAACTATTTCAGAGTGAGAGCAGCCGAATACATCAGCACAAAGGAAGCCGCGAAAGAACACGCAGCGGCCGGGAAAGAATTGAAAGCAATGGTCGGGCTAGATGAACGCGAGGTCTATACCGATGAACTTAGTATCAAACGAGACAAGCGTGGTTCGCTACGCATCAACATAAAAAAGTAGGGGACAGGGGAGTAGAAACCCTGCCCCCGCTGTCGAAAGGAGGTAACAGCATGACCGATTATACAGCATCACCATTGATAAGTGAAGAGGCCGAGCCTCTTATCCACCTAATAGGAAATGAATACCAGCTTGGCTGGCGTTCAGTGTGGCTTCACACACCAGACGAAGCGGTGCGAGTTGAATACCGCAATAGCAGACTTGTTCTAACAGTAGTGCGAAAGGAGAAACAGCATGACAGTGAACAACCTAGCCCCCAACGCAGCGAGGGCAGCAAACAAACCGACGAACAATATGGAACTATGGGAGAGGGTGTCCCCATCGGACTCAGCTTACCTGAAGAAGGTTAGCTTTGGGTCACGTTCTTTTACCAGCATTGACCCAATGTATCAGGTTCGAGAGGCCACACGCGCTTTCGGGCCGGTGGGTCAAGGTTGGGGATGGCACTCCCAAACAGAGATAATCACTATGGCGAATGGTGATGTGGCGTTTCTTGCACACATTACAGTTTGGCATGGCAACGCACACAACAGCTTCGGGCCGTTCACTGGTTGCAGGACTTTCTACAAGAAAGACCGCATTGCAGAAGACGCACCCAAGATGGCTGTAACAGATGGGCTGACCAAGGCATTGTCGCACCTTGGATTCAACGCCGATGTGTTCCTTGGAGAACACGACAACAAGTATGCGGCAGATAGTAAAGGCGTAAAAGGAGAATGGTAATGAGCCAGACTTACGACAAAACTGATAGCGGAGCAGTATTCCCCCCGCGTGATAACCACAAGATGATTCTGACAGGCAAGGCCAACAACGATGGTCGTGACTCTCAGATGGTAGTAACCATGTCAACGCTGCCTGATGGCCGCAAGATTATGGATGTCTATGAAAAGGTCGGAACTCTTTTCGAGAACGAGAAGAAAGGTGAAAACCCAAACTCGCCGGATTACACCGGGCCGATGGGTAGTCGCCGTATCGCCGCATGGCGTAAGACCAAAGACGACATGGCATATATGTCTCTTTCATTCAGCGACAAACAGCAAGGTGGTAACAATGCAGAAGCACGTAGCAAGCCAGTGGATGACAACATCCCCTTCTAAGCTACTGACCATCGAAGAGGTGGGGGCGGCATTGTCCGTCCCCCCTCAAGATGTGAAGAAGCTATGCCGCAAACATAGTGTGGCAGTGGTCAAGGTAGGCCACAAGATTAGAATGACCCCGAAAGATTATGAAGAACTGGTCGGAAAGATGACAACATATTATGGATGAACTAACAGCATGGCAGCAAAGAGCAATCCAGGCAGAAAATAAACTGCGTGAAATTGCATCCATACCTAACGACTCAGTTGGATGGAAACAAATGAGGGCAGCGACAGCAATGAAAGCCCTTGAGGAAATGGATGTGCCAGAAAACATTCTTATCTATATCCGGCAATCAAATGATTCCCAGTATCCGGCGCAGCTATGTGTCCGAGATGATACAGTTGACCCCTCTTACAATGTATGGGGTATGACCCCTCGCGCCTTATACAATATGGTGCGAATTGGAGTAAGTCTGATGTCACAGGAAAAGTTTTTTAATAATGCACATCACACTGAATGAAGCAGAGAAAAGACTCTGCCTTTTTGTAGCGCGTTCCCGCAACGCTGCTGCTCGTGAGGTCGCTCCAGAAGATGCACTCAGGGTATCTCCCAAAGACCCTATCTTCGTTGATTACGAGGGTGCAATGGGTGAACTGGCTTTCTCCAAACAGCTAGGCGTTTACCCAAAAGAAATCTTCGAGATCTATCACCGCTCCTCCCTCGATGGTGAAGATCCGGGCGACCTCACATTCAATGGCCTGGTCATTGATGTAAAGACAACCATCCACAAAACAGGAAGACTAATATCTTTCAGAAAAAACCCTGCTATTAATATGTTCGTGTTAATGACGGGACAGGATGGGGAGTATGACGTTGCTGGTGGTATGTGGTCGTCTGACCTTTACCTTCCATCAAGATACGGCATCCATAGCGGTCTATCAAAAAAGTGTTATTGCGCTACACAAGATGAGTTGCTTGACTCAAGGCAGCTAATGGAGTCAATCAGCTTTTAGTGTAGGTATGATTGCGGTTCTTCGCCGGACATGATGGCAAACAATTCTTCTGATAATTCTTCTGCCTCTTCCATATCAACAAGCCCAGAAAACTCTAGCACCAATACGGGAAAACCATCGTCACCCTCTACGATAGTCATCTTGAAATCATACTGGTTCATTTAACTAGACCTTGCTGGTAACTGCGACCATTGAACGTTAGGGCTTGTTTGCGGTTCTGTCCATCACTCTTATACGACACATGCACCCAGCCGCTATTAGGTTTCCCGGACTCATAAAACTCTAAGATAAGCTGGTCATAATCTAAATTAGAATCAATCCAAGAAGCGACCTTGTGGTTATCGACTCCGATAATTTCAAAGTCAACAGCCTCCCCTTTACAATGCTGACTTGTTGGCTTGCTGCCAATTTCTTCGCAAAGAAACGCGCTACGATAACCGCTTGAAACAATCACAGGAGCATCGAAGTGACCACGCGTAGGCTCAAGAACATTCTCACACAACGCTTGAAGAGAGGAGATGTGTTCCTCTGTTGGGGTATTGTCAATGCCTAGCCGGGCTGCCGTTTGACTTTTAGTCATCTCCTGCAAAGTAAAGTTCGAACTAATCCGCCCTTTCTTTGGGGTAGGTTTACCTGCAGGAGCCACTACTTTTTTCCGCGCATACTCATCAGCTTGTCCGCACCCTTGATTCCAAAAGAACTGCTCACTGCTATAAACAGGAGATATTGATACCAAGACGGGAGCGTGTCCAACACCGCGAACCCCTCCCGCACGTGCTGGGTCAGCGATGGAATAAAAACTAGAATTGCAGGCAGCATTAAAACAACAAGAGCAAACTCATCTTTCCATGAGTCTTTAGTTGCATCAGCCATGTTGGCTTCCCAATCAATCTTGCCTGTTGCAATCTTTTTTTGAACGGCGGCGTCAGCCTTTGCCTTTTCGACTTTGACTTCTGCTTTGGCTTTGGTTTCCTGAACCTTGCCGTCCACCCAGTTCCCGGCAATACCAGCAACCGCACCTAAGATATTAATCATCTTCGCTTCCTAACTTTATCCAACGCTTTGCGTATTTGCGTAGCTTCGGGTTCGTCAAACTCTGTAGCACGAACCGTAGTTCGTTTCTTTTCTACAGATGTAATACACTTTATCACGCACTTTCTTATTGGCAAGGCTACGAAACAAACCAAGTCTGCGTCTTCGCTATTAATAACGCGCTTTGATTTACTTCCCTTGCTGGTCATAAATTTATAGCGCAAACCACCGGACTGACTAACGCTAGCGGCCTTGACCTCTACCCGATAGCTTTCATTGTTATCGTCAAAAATTATTAAATCAAAACCCTCATGATTTACCCGACAGGATTTTAGGCCGTTCTCTTCAAACACAGCTTCAGCAATTAACTCACCGACCCGGCCTAGTTGATGTGCGTTGCGAACAACTTGATAGCCCATATTACTTCAATGGATTGCTGGCGGCGTCTAAGCCCTTCCACAAATCATCGACCTCTCTATTAAGTTTCTTAAATCTACCGTCGATTGATTTGACCTTCTCGTCAAACTGTTTAACTAACAGGTCATTTTCTACAGTCGTCTTCTCTACCTCTGCAATCCGGTCACGCAAATCAAGCAACTGCTTTTGGTTTTCCATAATCGTCTCGAGATTGGTGCCAAGCACTGTCAGCTTTTCTGCTGTGTCACCATTGCCAGAGACAGCCGACTCCACGGCTTCGATGCGTCCATAGAACTCTGCCACCGCCCAAATACCACCAGCCATAGTCGTGGCGATGGACAGCACAATGGCTATCCATACGCCGCGCAGCTTAGTGCCGCCGATTGTAAGTTCGGTATCTTCTAGGCTCATTGCATATACGCTTGCTGGTCTTCATAAATGATTTGACCCTGACCCAACACATCTTCCGCGCTAACATAATTGCCAGTCAGGAATTGATGAAAGGAGATGCTGCCAATGTTGGTAGCCCATTCAATGCTTAACGCATCACTGGTAGCAGAGTAGGAGATAGAAGCATCAGCCATTGACTGACCATAATCCTGGGCGTGTTGGTCTGAGATGCTTGTCAGGCTTTCGCTCTTAGACGCGGCCAAGAAAGCACCAGCGTCACGCGCATTGACTGCAATGTCTTCAAGCGATTGGTTATATTCAACAACAGTTTCTTGCTTTATCTCAACGTCATTAACTTCAATATATTCTTGCACGGCAATTTGATCTTCAACTGAGTTAGTTTCTTGCGCTACCTCTGCTCTTTCAGCAACTTCTTCGACAACGCTTAACTGCACCGAAGCCACAATAAAGCTGTCTACAGCCTCGCTAACTTTGACCATAGACTCAGCGGCTTTTTCTTCCAGTGCCATTTGGGTTGTGAAATACAAAGCGGTCTGCACTCCCGCAAGAGCATTTTTATATGCAGTAAGGTCAGCCTCATTGATGATGTATTGCTCATCATCTACAGCATTGTAATCGACAATGCCTCCAACCGAGGCGTAGTGTTCTGCGCCATACACTGCATAGCGGCCTTGCTCCAGCTTGGCTGCAATCGTGCGGCTGGCATTGACTAGGTTATCAATCGTCGTCTCGGCTTGTGCTGCGGAAACGCTCAGAAATGCTGAGATTACTATCGCTGTTTTCTTCATCGGCCTCTTCCTTACCAATTTGTAGTATCTTATCGTAATACACTTTTCTATCTTTGTAATCAGGTATGAATGTAACCGGGTCTCTTTTCATAAGAACAGTTGCTGCTCGCCCTACTACTAACCGTCCATTGATTGCCATAGGACACGGAGTCCCGGAATCAAACATTGCTTTCCAAGTATCTAAAGATTGACAAAGCCGAGCGACAGCAGCAATAGACATGCCTTGATCTTTCAAAGCTTTGCTATCACGCCGCCTGTTGCACTCTTCATCTTGCTTGTAACCGCCAAGAGACAGGCCAAGCACGTTGACTTGCACTCCCATACCGCGTCCGATTAAGCAGCTTTCGGAGCCACCAGACGGTGTGCTAGGGCTAACAGCCGTAGGCGGCGGCGTTACATTAGATGCAGCACCAGCGCCGTTGTAATTGTTTGTGGTAGATTCTGAGGGGTTGTTTGAGCTGACAGTGCTGTTGATGTTGCTCGTGTTCAGGTCGCCAGTCTGCTCATTCTGGGCGTATGCTGCGGTTAAACACAGCAAAGAAACTAGCAGTACACGGCGCATCTCATCTTAAATCTTCTGGGAAAGCAGAGACAGGAGCAATGTGATTATTGCCCCTGCACTCGTCATTATAATAATCTCAAGTCGCTTGACGCGGTTGATAGTCTCCAACCACCGTTCAGCGCATACAGCTTCATGCGTGTCAATCTGTGACTTAACTTCGTGAACGGTGATGCGAGACATATTATTTCTCCTTGCGAAGATTTAGAGCTAACTTCTGAATGAAGTCATCAATCTTTGCGAGAATCTCATTGTCGCGCATAGACGGAGTTACGTTAGCAATCACCGAAGCGGCTGCTACAATAGCTGTAATCCAAGTGATAAGAGTTTCCATTATTCTGTCTCTTCTTCTAGTGAGGCTTCAAGCAGTGACATAAATGCCTTACGTCCGACCTGAAGCTGGTCTAGGTTAAACTGGGTAGAGCCAATCTTGCGGTCAAGGTCAGTGATATGGTTAATCAAAACCTTCTGGTCTTCTGTGAGTTGCTCTTCAGTGTATTCTTTGTCGTTAATCGTAATGACGTTTGGTTTTTTCTCGGTCATTAGTCTCTCCTTTGGTTTACGTTACCACGGCACTCCGTCAGTAGTAACAGGGGTTTTCTGCCCAGCAATATCAGCAGCCAGAGCAGCTTCGGTTTCGTCTTTATCAACGCTTTCGTGAACCCAGCCAAGCACATTAGCTTCGGTCAGGCTATCAAAAGCAATAAAGCCGTCAGAACTTGCGTCAGGCGTAAAGCCGACAGTGCCATAAGAGGAAGCAGAATAGGTTACGGCATCATCGCCCGACCCAACTGTTTCCGTTTCAGTGACGCGCCAATGCGCCACAGTAACGCCGCCATCGGC